TGGTGATTTCTCAGGTACTGGTAAAGAGTCATTTATTAATAGAACACAAACTCCTGAAGACCATGCATTCATGGTTGGTGGTGATAGTGCAAATGCTGGTAGTACAGCAACATTTAGAGTTTCTACTACTGGATACACAGGTCAGCAACCTAATACTGATGGTCGTGTTGGTATTAATACAGCTCTAACAGATATGAACAGTGCCTTAACTGTCACTGGAACATCTGAGTTCACTGAAAATGCTATATTCCAAAAGGATATTAATGTTAATGGTGCTGATAGTGGTGCTACTAGTACTAATACTGCTGACATCAAGACATCTATTACTGATGGTACAGCAACACTGTTCAATGATACTGCATTTGTTGGATTAACATCTGGAACCAGACCAACTCAAGGTCTTAAGATTGGTGGATCTGTAAGAAACATTGAACTTGGTAATGTAACAACTGCATCACAGAATATCAAGATTGGTAATACCAGTACTGATAGTGAAATCACTATAGGTGATAGTGTTGATGGATCTAATTCTAATAAGTCTAAGTTAACTCTTGGTGGTGCATTCGCAAGCACTGAGTCTGACTCATTTGTACAGATTGATACTAAGGCACTTAAGGTTGCTGGTGATGCAATTTTTGGTACTAGAAGAGGATTAACTGATAGTACTAAGTTTGAGTCTCCTTCAGGAACTTTTGATTTCTTGTCTGGTAACAGTGCTACAAGCATACTCAACTTTGCTACTAATGCATCTGAAATTACGATTGCTGGTCAGGGTGGTACTACTACAATTCAGAATAATCTTGTAGTTAATGGTACTTCAAGATTCAATTCTGATATGACCCTTTGTGGTGGATATGCTTCATACTCATTCGTTGGATTGAGAGCACAAGCAGGTACTGCAATTGAATCACACGCAAGTGGTATTTTAGGTAACAACCTATTCAATAAGAATGTTGATTTGATTACTGTCGCTGCATTTGCCGAAACAGCAGTAACAACAGGTGAGTGGAATAAGATTGATACTGGTGCTCTTGGTGACTGGGGTGGTAATGCAGGATCAACAGGTTATATAAACTATCAGGCTACTCCTCCTGGAATGCCTGTTGCTGACTTCCCAGATTTGGCAGGTACTAATAAGTACTACTTACCACTCAAGAGAAAACCTTTTGATGCTCAAGGTAATCAGTATTATAATGAGAATGATATTCTTCTCATTGATACTGTTGAGGCAGGAACAGAACATGTTGAATTTGTTAAGGTTTCTCGTCTTGTTAAGATTAACGATGCATCAGATCATTGGATTGAGGTTGAGAGAAATCCATTTGGAACATTTGCTCCAACAAGTACAGAACATAAGGATGAAACTGCTATCTTCAAGTGTAATGTACAGTATGATTCTACATGGATTACTCAAGCAATTGATAATTCAGGTACAGAAGATAATGTTTATCTAGCAACATTTGGTGGTAGTTTAACAGGTAGGACAGAAAGACAAACGGTTGGTAATACTGCTTACGTTAGTGCTACTGCTCCAGGTGACTATGTAATTATCTCACGTAGAGATACATCAAACCCTGCTAATGGTATATTTGATGACGGTGAAATTCTTGAACTTAAGAATTCTATAACTCAGGTAGCTAAGTCATTTAAGATTAAGAAGGACTGTGGTGAGAGTACCGAGATTACAGTATTTGAAGTTAATTCTGTAACTGGTGATGTTACTATTAATAATAACACAACTACTGTTAATGGTACATTGAATTTGGTCGGTGCTTGTGGTGGCACAGCAGGTATATATCCAAGTCCTGATCCAACAATAGATGATCACTTTACACTTAAGAATGCTCTTGGTGTAGTATATGATGTCAACATGTGTAATGGTGATACATTGATGGGTAGTACTCAAGGTACTGTCTTTGCACTTGCTGATCATTGGGGTTCAACTGCTGTTGCACACACAACAACTAGTGTAGTCCAGACATACAGATATGATAAGTGGACATTACAGGCTGATGGACCAATAACAACTGCATCTGCTCCATTCTCAGAGAATGATACTTCAATTCCTATTGCTGGTAATGTTGCTGCATTTAGTGTTGGTGATCTTGTAATGATTCAGGATGGTTCCAATGCTATGGAAATCATTCAACTTACTGAAGCTGCTGTTCAAACAGGTAGTCAGTGGTATTTGAAAGTTCCAGCTAACGGTGCTTATCCTGGTGGTGGTAGACGAGTAGAGGGAACTACTTCACCAAATAATTGGGCTTCTGGTGTTCAAATCAGAAAGATTAGAAAGTATGTTAATACTACTACACTTGCTACTGCACTAGGAGCAACTAGAACTCAGGTAGAGTCTCCAAATACTAATTCTAAGAAGATTAGAGTGAAGTTAATGAACTCTGATCTGATTGCAGATAAATTGGATACGGATCATTTCTTCAAGATCACAACTGGTAGTGATATTGAGTGGTTCATGGCAGATAGTATTGATGGTAATGCTGCATCTGATGGTACTAAGTATGCTAAGTCAAAAGTAACTAGCACAAATGCTGATGGTACTGTTAATAGAGATAAGTATTTTGGTGGTGGTGCATTAACTATTCACGATGACTTTGAATTGTATAGTGGAAACTTCAGAATGTATGGTTCTGATGGTCAGACACTTCTGTTTAATGTTTCTAATGATGATAACCATCCTTCTGATCCTGCAAGTCTTGATGAGAAGACAGGTACAAATGGTATCTTCTTCAATGGTCAAATGAAACTTCGTGGTGATTTATTCATCACTGAAGAATCTTGTGAATCAAATGGTGTTTGTTCAGTTGATACTAAATTTAAAGTAGAATCCACAACTGGTGATTTATCAGTTGGTTCCATTCCTGCTATTCAAACGCCTCTATATATTAAAGGTAGACTAGATCAGTCAGATACTGGTTCATCATCACAACCAATATTACATGTTGATAACTTAGGTGGTGCTGGTTCTGGTGGAACTGCTGGTCCTAAAGACTTCTTGATTTATCAGGATGGTTCTATTGATGCATTTGGTATTAGTAGATATTGGACAAGAAATGGTGGACGTAGATATACATATGTTGAGCAATCAGCAACAGGTATTGGTCAGACACAGGCAAATCCATTACAACCAAATAATAATTATCTCTTGAATAATCCTTCAGGAACTAACATGGTTCTTTACCTACCAGCAACTGCTGAAACAGGTGATGTTATCAGGTTCGTTGAGGTTGCTGGTACTGCTACTTACAACACAAGTATCGTTATAAGAGCACTTAAAGTTAATAACTTAGCAGTTGCTGTTCAGGGTGATACGACTGGTAGTAAGATTCAGGCAGGTGCTGGTCAATTGACTGCTGCTTGGGATAGTGGTGAAATGATTGTTCAGACAAGAAACGCATCATTCGGATTAATTTACGTGGGTGCAACTGATGCAGCAGGTGATCCTAATGCATCATCAATTCCAAATAACCTTCGTGGTTGGTGGTTAGCAGAGCTCTAATATGGCACAATACTACAACTCTATAAAAACGATGAAGACCGCCCGTATCGGAACAATACTTCCGTGGGGTGGTGACGGTTCTCAAGGAAATACAGCAGCAAATATTCCAAAAGGTTGGGAAGTTTGTGATGGTCAACAAGCAGATGCCAATGATTATCCATTATTATTTTCTGAGATTGGTAACACTTATGGTGGTACTGGTGCAGGAGATTTTCCTAACTATACAGGTATATTTTACTTTCCTAAATTGACCAATAGAGTGATGGTTGACCTTGAACCAGAGTATCTTGATGATGCTAAGTATCAGTATGGTCAAGGTGATGTTAAGAATGTTGTTGTGGATGCTGTAGGAACAAAATTTGGTGATTTTATATCTGGTTTTGGTAGAGATAAGGTAATTAAGAATAGTTGGTCTGCTAATGCGGATATAGATTTTAGTTTATCAGATCCTAACTTAAAATTATCTGGTAAGATTACCAATATGAGGATTACTGATCCTGATTTCAGTGCAACTATAACAACATTAAATAGAAAATTAGGTATTAATCATACTCCAGGTCATAGTCATCCAGGAAACTTTGATTCTGCTACTAGTAGTTTCTTTGGACCAGCAATTTTTTCTGCAAGTAATGTTAATGTAAGTGGTAGTACAGACCATCCAGTGTGTTCTCCTGTTAAATCAACAATGCATACCTGTGCATTAGATCCTTCTACTTCAGCTGCAAATTCATGGCAGCAAGGAAGAACATTATTGGCTTATTATGGTGATGAACAATATGAACATACTCTTCCTTCTGGAGATAAGTTTCATGATTTTGTTAGTGATGCTGGAAAGGATTATTGGTCACAAGTTCCTGCACCAGATTGGCATAATGGTACACCAACAAGAAATAGTCCTCAAGCAGGAGCTCAAACTGTTAACTTTACTGGAAATATAGGAACTAATGCTTTTCCTTATGAACCTGATAAGAATCACCAAATTCCAGCATGGGTAGGATTACACCCAAGACCAATTATATTTGGTAATAGAAGAAATTACTTTGGTTATGGTAAGGGTACATTTAATAATCTGGTAGATAACCCAGAGAATCCTGCTAATTATTTTACTGTTAATACTGTTACTGTTGGTGTTGCTACCAATGAAATTTCTTTACCAGCAGGAACGGATATTAGAACTAGTCATGGTACTGCACCAGATAATTGGTATCAATATGATAAAATACATCCTTGGATGTTAGTTGATGGAGAATGTTTTGCTAAAGGAACTTCTATTACTCAGATTGAGAGGAGTGGTACTACTGATGCTAATTTTGTTTATAAAATTACATTGAGTGCTAATACAATTAATACTGCTGCTGGTCAATTTGATGTTACGTTTAGACAAGGAACATATATTTCTTCTCTAAGTAGTATAGGAGATTTTGATCCAAATAGCACTGGATTTACTTCACATAATCATGGTACATTTGATATTCAGATGGGTAGAGGATCATTAAATCCACCAGCAACATATCCATTAAATGATATTAGTATTGGTTCTGTATATCCTGAAAGTCTTGAAGATGCTCTAAATATTATTGTGGATACAGATCAACCATCAATGGTTATAGTTTATCTTATCAAGGCATATTAATGGCAAAATTATATTCCCAAGAAAGATCAAAATATGGTAATTTAACTGGTCAGATCATTACATGGCCTGTTGAAATAAGCCCTGATATTAACGCATCTTCAAATAGAGAGAAGTTGCCTTCTGGTTATTTAAGATGTGATGGTTCTATTTACAATGTTGTTGATTATCCACAACTTGCTGCTATTTGTGGTGTAGGTACTGCTGGTAAGTTTGTTAGAAAGAATCTTGCTGGAGAGGCATTACAATCTCTAACTGATAATCAATTTGTAGTTCCTGATTTATCATCTAAGTATCCTAAACCATCACCAGGAGCAGATGCTGGTGTTTATAAAAGTATTCGGGAAGTAAATGCTGTTAACAATGAGATTAGTCGTTCTGGTATTGGTATTGAAGCAACATCAACATTAGGCACATCTATACAGGTAACATATACAGGAACATTTACTGTTCCTACTCAAGCAATTGAACTTCGGGGTAGACCATCATGGACATGGGGAACTACTAATGGTAGACAAACAGAGAGTGAAGTAGTTGATGCTTCAGCCATTGCAGGACACATGCATTTTGGTAGTGTTAAAAGATCCAGACTTAAAGCAACTAACGAGACTGATACTACTTCTCCTTCTATTGTAAAGGATCCACAAGCTGCTGGTCTAGTTTCTTATTGGAATGCAAGCACAGTTCCAATTTATGATTGGTTAGATAATACTGTTGCTTCTGGTACTACTGCATTTCCAGGAAATAGTCAGGAGCCATGTAAAGCGATGTCATCAAGAATGGCTGCAGGTCATTTTGAATTTAAATGGGGTGCTTTTAGTGGTATATTTGTTCCAGGCGTAGGTAACCCAGTTTCTTATAGTAATGCATGTTGGAATGATGGTGATCAGATATTTACTTCATGGAAATATAATTGTTTATTACCACCAGCTCAAGGTGGTAATGGTACAGATGGATGGGTAAATTATCCTATAAGTACAAGTCAAAGTGCATATGCACTTGATAATATGAGAGTTTCGTCAACATCTGCTAGTTTTTTACTTTTTGTTTGTGTTATTAATAATACAAATACACCACAAACTTATAGTGCTACATTACCTGCTAACTATGTTCAGGGTGGTGATGGAGTTCCATTAGATTGGAAGAGTGCTTCATTACATGATGTTGTACCTCTTAACAGTAACCTAAATAGTGGAAGCACTAGAATATATGCTGATCTATTAAATGAAATGAATGAGACAGAAGATCTTGTTCAACCAGGTGGTGATCCAACTAACCATTTCCATAAGGTGAATTTAGAAAGAGGAACACATAGTTTTAAATATGTTACTGATGCATTAGATTTAAATCCTGATGCATTAAAAACTACTTTAAATTTAAGTGTTGATAATGCAGTGTCTGTAGATAGTGTGGTTTCACCATTTATAGTTTTAGAATATCTAATAAAGATTTGATCCATGACAGTAGCACCAAATCCTGCATACAGGAATATTAGACAAAATTATTATACAGATAAGGCATCTGATACTACTGAAGTTGGTACTATTATTAGTACAATGAAAGCAGTTGGTAATAGTGTATATGATAATACAAAAATACCAACAACACCTAGTTATAATTTCACTAATGGACAGATTACTAGAGAGACTTCTGGTAATTCTCAAACAGAACTTAATCCAGAGTATCAGTATCCTGGGTACATATATTGTGATGGATCAGAATATAAGATAGAAGATTATCCAGCATTGTATACAATACTTGGTAATGAATATGGTGGCACAGCGAGACCAGGATTACAATTAACTAATGGTGGAAGTGGTTATCCCAATACTGGTATGACTATTACTTTTACTGCACCAACTGGTAGTGAAGCAGATAAAGAAACTATTGAAGCAACTCTTACTGTAGTTGGTGGTGTTGTTACTGCTGTTTCTTCAACAAAGTTGGGAAAAAGGTATAATAGTGCTCCTACATTTACTCTACAGAACGCAGGTACGGGTACTGGACTTGCATTAGAATTTAATTTTAATAGTATTGGACAACTTGAGGATATTAAACCAACAAATGTATTCACATATTTGGGTGAAACTAAGAGTCTTGGTACATTTATGGTTCCAGACTTAAAGACAAGAAAGATTCTTGGATATGGTACTGTATATGGATCAGGAAGTCCTACTGCTGGACTATTAACAACTGGTGCAGGTGCAGATAAGGTAGGTGGTAAATGGTTATTTGATAAGACTTCACAAGGTGGTTATTTTTCTTTGGGTAGTATAACAACAGTTGATTATGAAAAAGTTACTGATTCTGTAGGAGCTAATATTGCTGGAACTCAATCAGTAAAGGTTAGTATTCTGAATAAGAGATTACAAGACGTTCCTCAACATAATCACTACGTTTATCATACATCTGGTGGTACTTCTATTCAAGGGTTGTCTGCATATACTGGTGATAGGTATATGGTTGAGTATAAGAGTAAAAATTCAAGATTATATCAATGGTTTCCTGTTGGTGGTCTAGCATTTGCACATAAACATGCATTATTAAAGCAACCATTATCAGATAATACTGTCGCAACCTATGATATATTAGATTACACTCCAGGTGCAGAAGGAACAGGATCATTAAAATCTTCAACACCAACTATACCAGCAATAACAAAGGATGGAAGTGCTTCTAATGTAAACAATTCAGCTAATACAATTGCTCTTACTGCTCATGGATTCTCAACAGGAGATAAAGTATTATATACTGTTGGTAAGTTAATCCAGGATGTATCTCCATCTGATGTTAATACTGGAGATGATAGTATTACTTTAACTGCTCATGGATTTACAACAGGTGATTCTACTACTTATGGTAGAGGAACTATAACACAGGTATTGACATCTAGTGGTAGTACAGTTGATATTGCAAATGATAAATTAACATTTACTGGTCATGGAATGACCACTGGTACTGCATTGAAATATGTTAGCACAAGTGGTACTGCTATATCAGGAATAACTGTTGGATTTACATATTATGTTAGATCAGTTGATGCTAATACTATTACATTGCATACTACTGCTGGTAATGCAACAGCAGGAACTCCAATTATTGATATAACTTCTACTGGTGCAGGAGTACAAACTTTTTCAGTAGAAGGGACAGATATTGGAGGATTAACTAATAATACCACATATTTTGTTATTACTACTGATGTAAATACTCTTAAACTTGCTAGTACTCTTGCATATGCTACTGCTGGAACTGCTATTGATCTTACTAGTCAGGGTACAGGAGTACATACTCTATCAGTAGCTGGAACAGCAATTCCACCATTAACAGATAACACATATTATTATATTATTAGTGTAGATGCTAATACTATTCAATTAGCAGCAACGATATCTGATGCTTCAGGTGGTAGTGCTATTGATCTTACTGGACAAGGTTTAGGATCATTTACTCTTTATAGAGCAGCAGTTACTGGTGATGGATATTATATGGCATCTGGTGGTGCTGGTGCTGGTACATGGGAAAATGTAACAGCAATTCCAGTACCAACATTTAAAAAGTTTGGTCCTTCATCTGTTATTGGTGGTAGAACTGTTACGACTGGTGGTGTCCCTATTATTGAATATCCAGATGGACTTAATACTGAAACTAGTCCACAATCAAATACAGGTATTACATTTCCAGCATCTTGGACTAGATTCATTGCAACTATTTTAGGTGGTGGTGGATCTGGTTCTCCAGGAAATCAAGCTGGTAATTCAGGATCTTCAAGTAATATTACATTTGGTGGTGGATTACTTACTGTTACTGCCAATGGTGGACAAGCAGGTGGTTTAAATTCAGCAAGGACTGATGGAGGACAAGGTGGAACCGTAACAGTAACTGGTACAAATGCTAGTGATATTAGTACTTTCATAAATTCACAGGGTGCTTCTGGTACTAATGGAACAGCAGGTAGTTTTTATAAAAAACTTTTTGCATCAAGTCCAAACCAAGCAGGATCTGGTGGGGATAATCCTGGAGCAGGATATGATAATGATGGTAGTGATGGATTACACACATTAGTTTCAGACACTGAAAATCCTGGTAGTCAGAGTGCTCAGACTGGATCAGGTAGTATTAATTTGTCTAGTACAAATTATATGTACACAGAAATAAAGGTGACATTAGCAGGTGGTGATGGTGGTACTCCTACTAACTTATGTGGTTGTAATGCAGTAGGTGGTAAGGGTGATACACTGGTTTTATCAGTTACTAATCCTACTAATGGACTTATAGCAGATTATCAAACTGGTGGAAGATCAAGTGGGAAGCAAGGTGGAACTGGTGGATATGGTGCTAATGGTGGTTTAGGTGGTAATAAAAATGGATCTGGTTCAAATGGTGCTGGTGGTGGAGCAGGAACTGGAATGAAGATAGGTGGTACTATTGTCGCTGGAGCAGGTGGCGGTGGTGGTGGAGGTGGAACAGATGGGCAGTCTTGTTCTTGTGGACTTTCTGGTACGACTAATAATACTTCAGGATGGAATAGTGATACTGCTCAAGCAACAACTGAAGCTCTTTTCAACGGTGGTGGATCTGGTGGACAAAACGCTGGATGCAACGGCGGTGGAGGAGGTGGCGGTGGCGGTGGATACGCTAACGCAACTATAACTGGTCAAGGTATTGGTAATGGTGGAGGAGTTGGTGCTGGTGCTGGACACGGTGGTGGATATGGTGGAGGTCGTGGAATGTCTGCTTACAACACTGGTATATTCACTAAAGTTTCTCAAGCAAATACTAGTGATGGTGATGGATATATTTCATGGACTTGGAAGGAGGATAGAAGCTACTGGACTAACGGTGGTGGAGGCGGTGGTGCTGGAGGATATATTTACTTTGATATTTCTTCTGATAAGATAGGATCAAATGTTAGTGCTACTTTTACTGTTGGTCAAGGTGGTGCTGGAGTTGGT